GTTACAAGTCTGGCGGCTCGGTGTCGGCCTCTCGCCGGGCTGACGGCATTGCCCAGCGCGGCAAGACTCGCGGAAAGATGGTGTGATCATGATGTCAAGCCGAGGAATGGGATCTATCGCCCCGAGCAAGATGCCTTCTGGCGTCCGCAAGGCTCGGCGTGACAACACTGACTTCACCCAGTACGCCAAGGGTGGCGAGGTTTGGAACAAGCCCCGCCCCAAGGGCCTGGGGCCGTCCAAGGCCTTGTCTGCCGCCAAGAAGACTGCGGCCAAGGCTGCGGCCAAATCGGCTGGCCGACCCTACCCCAACCTGATTGACAACATGCGCGCTGCACGAGGCAAGTGATGCAACAGGACCTTCGTTTGTTCAAAGCCCAACTCCGAGCCGAGCTCAACCGGCTGGAGGCCCAGTCGTCTGCAAAAGACGTGGCTGGCAAGGCTATTGGCAAGCATGGTCTGGCGTACATCACGGCCATCGTCTGCATTGGTGTTGCGGCCAGCATCTTCCTCGACAATGAGAAGATTGCGGCTGTAATGGGGCTCTTGGGGGCTGCGCTGACCGCCTTGATCTCGATGCTCAACGGGATTGCCGGCGCATCTCCAAAGCAGGAAAAGCCTGAGTTCGAGGTGATCCGCAGCTTGATTGAAAAGCTCGATCGGGCAGAGCCTGCCATGCGGGTTGACGTTGAAGGCGACAAGGTGACCGTCCGCAAGGGCGACGACGTTGTTACGGCAAAGAAGGAATGACATGACAACTTCCGGCACCAGCATCTTTGACATGGACTTCACGGAGATTGCCGAGGAGGCCTGGGAGCGTGCCGGTCGTGAAATGCGCTCTGGCTACGACCTGCGGACTGCTCGTCGATCCATGAACCTGCTCACCATTGAGTGGCAGAACCGTGGCATCAACATGTGGACCATTGACCAGGGCGCGATCACGTTCACGCCTGGCCTGAACACGTATGCCCTGCCGCTGGACACGATTGACTTGCTGGAGCACGTCATCCGCACCGGCGCGAACTCTGCCTCCACCCAGGCCGACCTGAGCATCACGCGCATCAGCGTGTCCACCTACGCCACCATCCCGAACAAGCTGGCTCAAGGTCGCCCAATCCAGATCTGGATTCAGCGTCTTTCCGGTGTTGTTTCGCCCACCGGCGCCACTCTGAGTGGAAATATTACCAGTGCGGACACAGGGATTACCCTTAGCTCGACCGAGAACATCCCGTCTGCCGGGTTCATTCGGATTGGCGCCGAGGACATCTACTACGGCTACGTGAGTGGTAACACCCTGGGCGGTGTATTCCGTGGGCAGAACGGCACCACGGCGGCATCCCACTCCAACGGCGATGCGGTCTACAACCCGAACCTGCCTGCGGTGACTGTGTGGCCCACCCCGGACAACACGACCACGTACCAGCTCATGTACTGGCGCATGCGCCGCATTCAGGACGCCGGATCGGGCATCCAGACTGGCGACATGAACTTCCGCTTCCTGCCGGTGATTGTGTCTGGCCTGGCCTACTACATTGCCATGAAGCAGCCCGAGCTGATGCCCCGGATTGAGATGCTCAAGAACGCCTACGAGGAGCAGTTCAACCTGGCCGCAGGCGAGGACCGCGAGAAGGCTGCTGTGCGGTTTGTGCCGCGCCGCATGTTCATCGGGAGCGGTGCGTAAATGACAAACCGATTTGCTTCCGGCAAACGTGCAATCGCCATCTGCGACAGATGCGGTCAGACGTTTCGCCTCAAGCAACTCAAAGAAGAGATCATCAAGACCAAGCGGTACAACCTGCTGGTCTGCACTGAGTGCTGGGACCCTGACCAGCCACAGTTGCAGCTTGGCATGTACCCGGTTGATGATCCGCAGGCGCTGCGAAACCCAAGGCGAGACACGACCTACGTCACATCTGGCACCAACTCTGATGGCATGCCTTCTGGTGGCAGTCGAGACATCCAGTGGGGCTGGAACCCTGTTGGTGGTGCCTCGTTCTTTGATACGGCGCTGACACCGAATTACTTGGTGTGCGTCACGGAAGTTGGTACAGTTACAGTCAGCACGACATAAGGAGTCGAACATGGCATACACGCGATCTGCCGACGGCATTGCCAAGAAGGGCAAGACCGAGGGCAAAAACTACGGCAACAGCGGCCCCAGCAAGGGCGTTGAGCGCGGCGGCAAGAGTGGCTTTGGTGGCAAGACCGACGCCGACCTGCTGAAGATGGGTCGAGGCCTGGCCAAGGTGGCCGCACAGAAGCGAGGCTGATCATGGCAAAGTACAGCATGAAGAAGGGCGGCAAAGAAGTCGGCCCGGCCAGCGTCTACGCTGAGCCCCACACCATGACCGGCAAGAAGGTCACGGCTGCTGGCGCCATCGGCAAAGGCAAGAATGAAGCTGCCCTGGACTCGTATGAGCCCAGCATTGGCAACATCCGCAAGGGTTCTGCCCCTGCGGCCAAGACCAGTGGCATCAAGATCCGTGGCACTGGCGCCGCCACCAAAGGCGTGATGGCACGCGGCCCGATGGCTTGAGGTTGGCATGAACTACACCGAGTTGAAGCAAAACATTGCTGACGTCTGTGAAAACACTTTCACGGAAGATCAGTATGCGTTCTTTGCCAAGCAGGCCGAGCAGCGCATCTACAACACGGTGCAGATTGCCAACCTGCGCAAGAACGTCACCGGCACCACTTCGGCCAACAACAAGTACCTGTCGTGCCCGAATGACTTCTTGTCGGTGTACTCGATTGCCGTCGTTGACGCCTCGGGCGACTATCACTTCCTGCTCAACAAGGACGTGAACTTCATCCGCGAGGCGTATCCCAAGGCAAACGACACCGGCTTGCCCAAGCACTACGCTATTTTTGGCCCGACGGTTGCTGGTTCGACCGTCAGCACCGAGCTTTCGTTCTTGCTTGGCCCCACGCCGGATGCCGCCTACACGGCTGAGCTGCACTACTACTACTACCCTGAGTCGATTGTCACGGCTGGCACCACCTGGCTGGGCGACAACTTTGACAGCGCCTTGCTCAATGGCTCGCTGATTGAAGCGATTCGATTCATGAAGGGTGAGCCGGACATGGTGAAGCTCTACAACGACATGTACGTGCAGTCGATTGCTCTGCTCAAGAACCTGGGCGACGGCAAGCAGCGCGGCGATGCCTATCGAGACGGCCAGGTGCGGGTCCAGGTGAATTGATATGTCGATCATCCAAGGACTCACCACCCAGGCCAAGTATGCGGCTCTCGCGTACCTGGCCGAGAATTCACTCAAGATGGCGCTGTACACGTCGGCGGCGGATCTGAACAACGACACGCTTGTCTATACCTCTGCGAACGAGGTGGCCGGCACCGGGTATACCGCTGGCGGAAAAGTCCTGACTGGCGTCACCGTTTCCAAGTCTGGATCGGTGGCGTATTTGGACTTCAACGATGTTGTTTGGGACCCGGCTTCATTCACCGCCAGGTGTGCCCTCATCTACAATCCTGGGTATGGCAATCTTGCGGTTGCCGTCCTTGATTTTGGGTCTGACAAGACCGCAACCTCAACCTTCATGGTGCAGGCCCCAGCCAACACGGCCTCGTCTGCCATCATCCGCTTTGCGTAAGGAGCAAGCAAAATGCAAGAGAAATCCAGCGCCTCCGACAAAGTTGCCTGCGATGTCGTCAAGGGCAAAGGCGTGACTGATGGCGTCCGTGGCGGCGGCATTTTCACGGTCGAGTGCCGCGACAAAGATGGCAATCTGAAGTGGTCCGACAGCACCCCGAACCTCGTGGTGAACGTCGGCCTTCAGGACATGAACACCAAGTATTTCAGCGGCAGCTCGTACACTGCGGCCTGGTACATTGGCCTGTATGGCGCAGCCTCCTCGAACAACCCTGCTGCTGGCGACACTGCCGCTTCGCACGCCGGTTGGACTGAGGTGACTGCATACAGCCAGTCTACGCGCCCCGCAGCGACGTTTGGCACCGCCACCACGGCAGACCCCTCGGTGATCAGCAACAGCGCCTCTCCGGCCACGTTTAGCATGAACGCCACCACCACCGTTGGCGGCGCATTCCTGATCAGCAACAACACCAAGGGCGGCACCACCGGCATCCTGTTCTCGGCTGCTGATTTCCAGGCTCCTGGCGACCGCTCGGTGGTCAGTGGCGACACCATTTCGGTGACCTACCAATTCAGCCTCGACGCGGCATAAGGAGCGGCCATGGCAAGTAAATTCAAGCGCGGCGATGAGGTCAAGCTCATCACGACTGTTCCCCAGGGGCCGGTTCTGTCGATCAAGATGGACGAGGATGGCAACGTCCTGTACCTGATTGAGTGGACGTCGCAAGATGGCGTCACCGAGCAGCGTTGGTTCTTGGAAGAGCAACTGAGCGCAGCCTGACCGCGAAAGGGCATCCGTGTTTGGATTCAGCCCTTTTGCTGCAACTCCGTTTGCTGACGCAGGCGGAGTTTTTTATTCCGTCTCTGTGCTTGAGGCGGCGCAGGCATCGGACTCAATATCCGCTAACCTGTTTAGAAATTACAGCACAACGGTCGATGAAACGGCTCAGGCGGCGGACACCATTTCTGCCACCGTCACCCTGGCAATTCAGGTGTCAGTGCTGGAGAGTGCGGCAGCGTCAGACTTGATCTCCACCAACGGACAGCTTCTGGCAAGCGTCTCCGAATCTCTTGTGGCAAGC